ACAGACTCATCGACTGGTTTACCACTCATTAGATTTAATCCAGTGCTAACTGTTCCTGTTATTACTGCACCACCAGCACCTGGGGGGCGAACACCAGCAGCAGCACGTAATCCAGGTATTTTAATCTTTCCTGCTGCTTTTTTTACCGCATCGATTAATGCATTAATAGGTTTTAAGAAAAGTCCGCCAGCAACAGCAGAACCAATTTTTCCAACAACTCTTGATGCAGTTCCAACTAATCCAAATAAACCAGTTCTAATTGCCAGATAAACTCCGCCAACGATTGCAAGATTTTTTACAACATTATTTTTTATTTCTTCTAGTTTTTTCTTATTATTTTCCCCTAATGCCCTGATTGTTTCTATTCCTTGGTTGATTAACCATCCCCCAAGAAGAGTTGTAAAGAATCCCATCAATCCAGATAGAACTCCTTGTGCCTTTGCGGCAACTCTCTGAACGGGTGCAACCAATGCAGATTGCATCCTTTTTTCAACAATATTTTCTTTTCCTTCCCTTAGTTGTTGTTCAGCAAGTATTCTTTCCTGATTTTGCTTTTGAACCTGCCTTTGCTGTTCTAAGGTACTGTCATTAGCAATATAAACTGCAATTCTTTGTAATGAACTACCAAAATCACGCATCTGACCAGCCATAGTAGATAACTGACTGGATATTGCATTTATTCCTAGTTGATTTCTATTTAATAATAAAATCGTTGTTGGATCTGGTGCTTGTACCTGAGGACCTCCTGTACGACCAACAGAAAACGCACTAGAAGACACCGTGTTTCTAGCTACTCTAATACCACCTGATATTGGGGATGAAAACTCAGCCATTAGATGCGTGTTTTAGATTTTCTTCTTCAACATACTGATGAAGAAGAGAGAGATACACTTCTCTTTCCCATGGGATCATATTTTCTAACTCCGTCAAAGAGTATTTATGATGCTGCATTAAAGAAAAGTTGACCTTATAATATGACGCAAGATCCTCATGCGCCATGCTTATGCGAAAAAAGACGATAATCCCTCCAATAACACCTCACTTTCAACGTCTGTATTTGGATTTCTAACTTTAATCTTATGAGAAAGTTTTGGCATAGTATCAAAAAACTTTTCAATCTGCTTGAAGTTTTTTGAACTAAGTTGCTCTAAGAAATCATTGAGTTCTTTCTTCGTGCAGTCGGCAGCAGACCAAGATTCTTCCTCTGAATAAATCTGCTCTACACAAGATGAGATTAAATCAAAAGTATCATCAATACTAATATCTCCGCCAATAGAAAAGTTGTTTTTGATGAACTCTTCCATTGATGGATATTTCATTCTTAAAGTTAAGGTATCATCAATCTTGATATCTTTTGAATGCTTTGGATCAACTTGAACTTGAATATCATCCAAGTTAATAACCTGAGGAACTTGAGTTGTATTGTCATCAGGACATGTTACAAGAACTTCAACCTCTTCACCCACTGATTTTCCACGAATATTCAAGAACAAATACTCAATATCAAAAGTTGCAAGTTCTTCAACTTTGATTCCTTTTGTCAGAATACAGTTTGAAACAACATCTTTTACTGCAGTTGCAATCTGACTTGGATCGTCACTTTCCATTGCAATGATAAGAATCTTTTCCTCTTTAACTAAGAAAGGGCGATATTTTATCTTTTTCTTTATAGAAGGTATTTCCAACTCATATGTTGGGGTAGTTATCGTTGGTAAAGGCATAATGTCAATAACCTGTTATTCATTAAAAATATTTAGATCACTCTTTGACCGATTACTGTACCTGTTGCTCAACTTGGAGGACGATTTGCATTTACAACTTGAGGGATTACACTTCCTGGTGGAGTATATGTGAGTCTGACTCCGCTTTCATTTCCAAGAGATTGTCCAGTTCTGGGAATAAGTCTTGGTCCACTATTATTGGTAAATGCATTAAGAAACTGAGTTGAATCTCTATTATTATCTACGCCAGCATAAATATCAGCACTCAAAGTTCTTCCACAAACATATCTTTCATAACTAAATGATGCCGTCGCTTTTAAGATCTCTGAGCTATTATAACTAATCGTTGTTGAGTTCAGTGACAAGGGAAATAATCCGTAAAAAGTATATTCTAAACTTCTTCTATAATCTTTCTCAAATTTTACTATTTTAGTTTGATTTGTTTTATATTCTTCGGGATATTTCATTCTAAAGAAATAACCCTTATCATAGGGCGAAGCTGTGGAACCACTAGAAATAAACTCCATCCAGTGCTCTAAAAACTTCAAAGTTCTATATTGATTGTCAACATAAAACTCTAAATCAATTTGGGTGAAAAGACGAGTATGTGCAAACTTTTCAACTACTCCTATGTAGTTTCCAGAAATATCTGTTGTTCCAAAAGAACTTCCTGGAAGAGATGCCGAATTACAAAGTAAACCAACTCCCTCTCCGACAAATCTAGATTCAATTCCGCGTGCAAGTAAGTGATTACGTAAACCTAGTGGTAAAAATCCAAATGAAAGTTGGTAGTGTGAAGTTTGTGCTAAATCCGTTATTAATGGTTTAAAATGAGATATTTTTCTTCGAATAGGTGCGGGCACTCTAAATACCTATTATGAGAGTTTATGTATAGTTATTTAGATGTCATATAAAGGAAAATACAAACCATCTTTCCCACAAAAATATAATGGAGATCCAACTAATATTATATACAGATCACTATGGGAAAGAAAATTTTGTGTGTACTGTGATTTAAATGAAAATGTTTTAGAATGGGCATCAGAGGAAAAATGTGTTGTTTATAGATCTCCTATTGATGGAAAAGCACATCGTTACTTTCCAGATTTTATTATTAAAGTTAAAGAAAGTAATGGATCGATTAAAAAATATGTGATTGAGATCAAACCAAAAAGACAAACTTTACCACCAGCAAAACCAAAAAGACAAACAAAAGGATATTTGTATGAGGCATATGAATATGCTAAAAATCAGGCAAAGTGGGCTGCCGCACGAGAATGGTGTGCAGATCGTGGATATGAGTTCAAAGTTATCACAGAAGATGAGTTAGGTATTAAGTAATGCCAAGAAAAACACTCAAAGAAAGACAAGAACAAAAAGTTACTGATACTGATCTACATGAAAATCGTATCCGCCCAGTTCTGGATGCTATCACTGGAAAGGAAGCGGGTGATGATGTGATGATTGAACTTATGGAAGTTCTTCAAGAAAGTGGTAAAGTTCCACAGGCAGGTAAGTTTTATATTTTTGTTTATAATGCTAAAACTCCAAATCTCAGATATGATCAAAATCCTTTAGTTGCCGTAACTGATGTTTTTTCTTGGGGATTTCGTGGATTGAACTTGCATTGGGGGGAAAGTCGTCAATATACCTGGGATGAAGTTGCTGGACAAATATATGAAGTATATCCATCAGAAGTAAAAGATCTTCAAGCACTACCTTTTGCAAATTTTCGAATAAATACTTAAAAAAGACATATGCCAGATCCACTGCTAGGTTATACTCTTGCTCAAAATGGTATTAGTTTAGCGTCTCAAGCTTCAAACGCTCTGAGTAGTGGTGCGGCAAGTTCTCCAGGAAGAAAAGATTTTAGATATCCATTGGCACTGATGGATGATAAAACTGATTATTTAAAAATAAAAATCTTTAAATATGTATTACCCAAAGAAGGATCATTTAGAGTAAGCGCACGTGCCCCATATTTGACGGCAGAAAGTTACACTGATAGATTAAGTAAATCTCAAGAAAAATCGATTGCCAGTATTATTCTTCCTATTCCACAAAATATTTCGGATTCTACTTCTGTAACTTGGGGAGAAGATACTATCAATCCACTTGAAGCATTCGGTCTTGGTGTGGCAAATCAGGCACAAGAACAAGGATTTGACGTAGCACAGGCTGCTGGTGATGCAATACTAGGTCAAATGAAAGGTATAGATTTATCAACACAAAACGTTATTAGAAATGCAATATCTTCACGTGCAGTGTCTGCTCTTGGAGGAAATGTAAGTGTTAGTGGGTTAATCTCAAGAGCAACTGGGCAAGTATTAAACTCAAATCTAGAGTTGTTATTTCAAGGTGTTAATTTAAGATCTTTTCCATTTGTGTTTGATTTTGTACCAAGATCGGGTCCAGAAGCTAGAGAAGTTAAAGAGATTATAAGAACTCTGAAAAAATCAATGACACCTAGATCTGGTAGTGGTAAAGGAACTAGTACTGGAACAGGATCAGATTTATTCATTTCTTCACCCGATACATTTAAACTCTCATATATGAGTGGTGGAAGACCACATCCATTTCTAAACATATTCAAACCTTGTGCATTGGCTTCTATGTCAGTCAACTATACTGCATCTGGCACTTATGCGACATACTCGGATGGAACTCCAGTACATATTCAAGTTACATTAGAGTTTAAAGAAATAAATCCAGTTTATCGTGAAGACTACGATTCAAAAGATGGTAAAAATGGAGTAGGATACTGATGTCATACTTTAGAGAACTTCCAAATTTACAATATCCATCATTTTTACCAGATAAAAAATCTTCGCTTGATTATTTGGAAGTAAAAAACTTTTTTAGACGTGTTAAACTAAGAGAAGATTTGAAAAATAATTTCGTTCTTTTAAAAAAATATCAAATACCAGATGGTATTAGACCCGAGTTAGTTGCTGAAGAGTTTTATGGTAGTGCAGAATATGATTGGATTGTTCTCCTTTCTGCTGGTATTATAAACGTAAAAGATGAGTGGCCATTATCTGATCAAGATTTATTTACCTTTACTAATCAAAAATATGGTACATCTGGGATGTATCAGGTCCATCACTATGAAACCATTGAAGTGAGGGATTTAAATGGGAGATTGATCCTCCCAAAAGGGAAAGTTGTAGATGCAAATTTTAGAATACCTAATTTATACCAATCATATACAACAGCACCATCAGCACCAACACCAC